CTCTCCTTTATAATAAAAAAAATAATGGGCAGCTTTTTAGACTGCCCATGTCACGCCTTGCGCCAATGGCACAGCGAAAATTGTTTGATAGAGGTTCTTAATCTGTAGGCTTATAGTGTCACTGTCAACCATGTTAACCACCTCACTTTCTGTCTTTATTTGATTTAATAATAGCACATTTAAATGTAAACTGCAATTCAAATAATTACTTTTCCTAAAACTCTTTATAATGAGCGAGCTTAGTGGTAGAATATAAATAGGTTCTTAATGTTGTAGGCCTGCTTTAATTTGAATGGAGGGCACAATGCAGGTTTTATTGAGTAGGATAATCGGTATATTGCGGGAAGTGAAAGATGAAGAAACGCTGGCTGTCATATACAGTTTTATCCTTGGACTTGTAGACGAAGATTGATTTTTTATTTGCTGCACTAATTTAAAAGGCATAGCAAAATCCCCCGTACCGCGGATGGTACGGGGGATTTTTTTATTTGCCGGTTATTTGCTTTTTGCCAGATTATGAACGAAATCTTCAAATAAAGTTTTCATTTCCGGCGGCAGTTTGAGATATTCCAAAAATAGATTCTTGGTAAACTCATCATCTGTCTTCAACAGCTTGCCAACTTGCAGTGCTAATTCTTCGTTGGTTGTATTCCTGGCACGGAACATTTCGCCTTCGCCAGTGCGTAGCCATTCTTCATTGACGTAAAATACACGGCAGATATCGGTGATTGTTCTTTCCGATAAATTAGTAGAGCCGCGTTCATACCCGGCAACGGTAGAACGATTGACCTGGATTTTCTCTGCGAACTCCTGCTGATTTAGTTTTAAAGCTTTGCGCAATAGCTTTAAACGCTCATTCATTGCAAGTCACTCCTTTCTAGTGTTTCCACCAAACATTACATGATTATTTTACTACATATAGAACGGAAAAGCAAGGGAGAAATGTTTTTGAAAAACAAAAATAGATTGACAAACACACCAATGAGGTGTAGAATAATAACATAAAATGTTGCTGAAAAAGAAAAAGTGATTTCAAAAAACAAAAAGGAGGTGGCAACAATGGAAGTAAAAGAGATGCTTGCTGAAAAGCGCGTAAAGCGCACGGCGGTTGATATGTCCAAGCTTAAAGCGGACGGCCTTATGGTTGCGGCCGCATATATGCAAGGCTTGCAAGCTGCCGTAAGACTGTGCGAACAGCAACAACAGGTAGTCGGCCAGTAGTAGGGCTGAAATAGAAACAAGCCCCGCGCCTAGCGTCGGCGCGGGCAGGAGGTGTGCTTTGAATAGTAGGACCGACAAAGATTTGAAAAGAATCATGGGCGCAATCCGGTGTGACACGCTGGAAGAAAAAGCTAAAAAGAAAGAACGCGCAGAAGCTATTGAAAGAGCTGAAAAACGCTACGAAACGGCAATGCGCTTTCTAAAGCAAAGGAGGCAGTAAGATGCTTGGAAACGTTCCTATTAAAACAGCCGCGCGGCTTATGCAGAAAAGCGAAATGTTTGTGCGTATGGGCCTGCGTAGTGGCGCGTTACCGTTCGGCGTGGCTACTCACGCTAGCAGTAAAAAGAGTTGGGCTTATCATATCAGCCCCGCAAAGTTTGCTGAGTACATGGGGATTACCCCTATTGACCTGGAAGCAGAAGTATGGAGGTATGAATGAGCAGGAAGAAGAGAAAATGCGCTGTGTGCGGCAAAGACTTGTCGCACATGAACTTCTCTAAAGTAGTAGATAAGGAAAGCGGCCTGCTTGTTACCGTGTGCAGCGGTGGCGAATGCTGGCGCAAGGTTGTTATGAAAGGATGGGGAAAATGAGCAAGACTACTAAAGGCTTAGTGAAAGCGTTTGTCATCACTGTCATGCTGCTTGCCGGTCTTATCTTTCTGACTGGTGGCAGCGCTGCAAAGCTGGCCATTAGAGCACATGGTTTTTTGTTCCCTAGTTATAGCAGAACCCTGGTTGCTTACTATGTAAGCGAGGGGGAAACAGTGTGGGATATTGCAAATGCTCATATGAAAGAGCAGGACAAGTACAGAGATTGTCGCGAGCTGATGTTTGATATTCGCAAGCATAACAATCTTATAGGTAAAGAGTTACAAGCGGGACAACAAATTGTTATCCCTTTGTATAAAGAAATTTAATTTTATTTTTGAAAGGAGATTGATTTTATGAACAACGAATTCGAGCTGGCGGTTAAAGATTTCGTCCGCAATGGCGGCGTAGTGCTTGCCGCTAACCACAATGCAAACATTGTCGGCGTCAAAGGCGATATGAATAAGGTCGATGAATACCTTATAAAAGCGCTTCTTGGAATAAGCGTATCGGTTATCAAAAATAACCCCAAGGCCTTTGAGGTTATGGCGGCGGCTACAGTAGTTCACCTGTGGAGTGCTGTAAAAATTGCAGAGCAAAATTACAACGTACCGAACCTCGCTAAAGATGTGATGTATCGCATCGTGGGAGCGTTGACCGACGAAGATATTACGTATATGACAACTCTCTCCGCGAAACGTATGTTGGAAGATATAGAGAAAAGTGGGAAAGTAGGGAAAATAGAAAAATGAAGGGCAAATTAATTATGACAGTTGAGCAGGCCGCTGACCGCGTGGCGTGGGAACGCGTCCGCAATAGCGGTATCGGCGGCAGCGATATTGCCTGCATCATGGGACTGAATCCCTGGAAGAGTGCTTACGCACTCTATGCTGAAAAGCATGGTGACGTTGAGCCGGAAGACCTCTCTAACAACGAATTTGTTTATTGGGGTACGGTGCTTGAGCAGGTTGTAGCTGACAGATTCTGTGAGCTGACCGGTAAAAAGGTTCGCAAATGCGGCACATTGCAAGATGAATCATACGAATTCATGCTTGCGAACGTTGACCGCCTTGTGGTAGGCGAGAACGCCGGCCTTGAATGTAAGACTGCGAACGGCTTTAAGTCGAAAGATTGGGACGGTGACGAACTGCCAGACAGCTACTATTGCCAGTGTCAATGGTACATGGCTATTACCGGCTGTGACAAATGGTACATCGCCTGCTTAATCGGCGGCAACCATTTTGTATGGAAAGAAATCCCGCGCAACGATGAGTTTATTTCAGATATGAGAGCGCAAGCGATTATATTCTGGAACAACCTGCAAAACGATATTCCGCCGGAGGTTGACGGCAGCGAAAGCACTGCCGCAACCATTGACAAAATGAATAGTAAAAGCGGACTGTCTGCTGATAATATCACGCTGTTGCCGAGTGCGGCGGAGGAATACATTAAGTGTATTGATGGGCTGACCGCAACGAAAAAAGTGCTGGAAGAACAACTAAGCCAGGCACAAAATGCCTTGAAGATTATGCTTGACGGCAACGAAAATGGTATGTTCAGAGATAGAAAGATTACCTATAAACAGACTGCTGCAAGAGTAACGCTGGACAGCAAGGCGCTGAAAAAAGACCTGCCGGACGTATACGAAAAGTATGCTAAGGTTGGCAAGCCTAGTATGAGGTTCACGTTAAAATGAGCCTTACAGAGCAAGAGGAATTAGGGATAACCTTGTTCCATAAACGAAAGAAATTAGGCCTGCTGCAAGGCGATGTTGCTAAAATGGTCGGTTTAGAAAAGCCAACTATCAGCTCATACGAATGTGGCGTAGTTAAAAATATTGCATTGAGTACACGTATAAAATTGGCACAAGCATTGGACTTGTCGCTGGAAGAAATTCTGTATGACAGTGAAAAAGATTGTTTGAAATTAAGGAGATTAAAAGAAGAATGAAGGAAGAGGAAAAGTGGGCGCTTGTAAGAGAAATCATTAAGCGTGCCCGCAAATGCACAGACATGACACAATCAGACCTCGCTAAGGCAGTTGGTGTAGCGGTAGCAACGATAGACTTTTGGGAAAGCGGCGTCATAAAATCAATCAGAAAGGTTAATCGCAACGCGGTTGCTGAAGCGTTAGGCATTGATAAAAGATTACTTTCTTATAACCCTGACACAACAGCACTCCAGCAGAGTTACTTGGAAAAGTTTACGAACTCAAAGAAAAAATTTGATTTGCAGCCGCTCCCGGATTTGCAGCCGCTCCCGGATTTGCTGGTGGTGACGGACAGCGGGCAAAATAGAGCATATTATTCTTCTGGCAGTGCTCCCGATGTAATGGAGTATATAAACTCTCTGCAAGAAAGAGTACGGGCATTAGAAGATAAGTTTCAAAGAATTGAAAAAGCGTTTAAAGGAGATAAAGAATAATGGCAACAGTAAAAGGTATTACAAAAAGAGCGGCAGCACCTGCGGCCGCTAGCAAAGCACCTTCTGCATTAGGTGTGATGATTGGTTCTCAAAGCGTACAACAACGTTTTGAGAAGATGTTAGGCAAGAAAAGCGCAGGCTTTCTTTCCTCTTTGCTGACACTGACTAACAATAATAAATTGCTGGCCACGGCGAACCCGAAAACTATTCTGGCGGCGGCTGCGACTGCTGCAAGCCTGGACCTGCCTATTAACCCGTCTTTGGGTAAAGCATGGATTGTTCCGTATAAAGGCAGCGCTCAATTCCAGATTGGTTACAAGGGCGTGATTGAGCTTGCAATGCGCACGGGCAAGATGAAACATATCATTATGACGCCGGTGTACGAAGGCGAAATCAGAGATTGGAACAGATTCACCGAGGCATACACGCCGGGCGAAAAAACTTCCGAAAACATCGTAGGCTACTTCGCAAGATTTGAAACCATTAACGGCTTTAGCAAGACCGCATACTGGACTAAAGAAGAAGTTATCAGCCACGCTAAACGCTTTAGCAAGGCTTTCAACAGTGGCCCGTGGCAGTCTGATTTTGACGCTATGGCCTGCAAAACTGTGTTGCTGTCTATCATGAAAACTTATGCGCCTATGTCAATCGAGATGCAAGAAGCATTAGAGAGCGACGGAAAAGCCGCTGTGCTCAACGAAGAAACCGGTGAGGCTGAATACATCGACGTTGACGCAGAGAACGCTACAGAGCAAGCGCAGGAGCTTACAGAGGGTGGCAAGGTTGATACTGTAACCGGCGAAATCTTCACGGCAGAAGAAATTGAAGCAAGTATGAAATAACAAAAAACATTGGGGACAAAATGTCCCGAAAAGCGGGGACAAAATGTCCCCTAACTTTGGGACAAAATGTCCCCGAAAAATTTGAAAGGAGCGGGACAAAATGTTGAATGTAAAAGCGACACCGTGCGAAAAAAGTAAAGCAATAGTTCTTGTCGGTGAGGGACACTTTGGCTTCAGCAACAAATTTGCGGACGATTTAGAAGAAGCAAAGCCAGATGCTTTCGACTTATTCTTTGAGCTTATCAAGAGAGCGGCTGGGCTTCATCTTATTTCTATTTACTCTTATAGAAGAAGTAACCCGAAACGTTGGTACAGATTTTTGAAGTTCTGCAAGAAGGACGGAAGAATCAAGGTATACCGCAAGAACAATAAAATGGTGTACGAAGTGCCGACATACTTCGAGGAGTAAAACATGGCTGGCAGGTATTATTGGTTAAAACTCAACGAAAACTTCTTTGAAAGTGATGTTGTTGAGTGGTTAGAGGACCAGGAAAACGGCGAAAAATACGTACTCTTATACCTTAAACTGTGCTTAAAGTCGCTGAAAACTGACGGCGCGCTTGTTCGGCAGGTCGGCAAAATGACCATTCAGCATACGGCTGAATCAATCGCTAAACAGACGCAATTTGATATTGAAGTTGTCGAAAGTGCGCTTGCTTTGTTTGAACAAATTGGCCTTATTGAGAAGAACGATAAAGGCGAAAACTACTTGCCGGAGGTTGCTAATATGACCGGCAGCGGTAGTGCGTCAGAATCAGCGACGAAGAAAAAGACGCAACGTCAAAATAAAAAGGGACAAAATGTCCCGAAAACTGGGGACAAAATGTCCCCAGAAAAAGGGACAAAATGTCCGACAGAGATTAGAGATAAGAGTATAGAGTATAGAGATAAAGAAAAGGATGATTATCATCATCCTAAAAGAAATGACGATGAAAAAACGCATACTGAAATTTTTGCCTTATGGGAGAAAAACATGATGCCGCTTACTCCAATCGTCGGAGAAAAACTGCAGGCCTTGTTAGGTGAGGTTGGTGAGGCTGCCGTTGAACAGGGAATATTAGCGGCGGTTGAGCACGGCGCAAGAAACTTTGCGTATGTGCAGACCGTAGCAAGAAACTATGCCAGCGGCAACAGCAAGAAGCAGAATGCAGGTGCCGGATATTCTGGCATGGACCTGGTAAACGAACTTTACGGAGATGTAGGAGGTGAGGACGATGCTGCAACAGCAGAGAATAGCCCAAACGATTGTTAAACTGCAACAGGCAGGAAAACGGATGCCGCAGGACATACGGCCCGGCTTTGACCGCCTGGAAGAAGCGAAACGAATCTTGTCAGAAACAGTCAACCTTTGGGCAGGAATTTTTAATCAGCAAAATATAGGCCTTGACCGGTGGGAGAAGGCAGAGCAGATAGCGCTTACCTTGACCGGTGCGAACGGCCTTAACGTGAATATAATCAGCCCGGCGCTGATGCAGGCTGCTTTGAAGCAGGCAGAAGAAGCTCATGTGCAGGAGAATATAAACCGCTGCAACATGGAGAAGTTAAGCGACGGCAAGCCGCTAGCTGATAGGCTGAACAGTATGCTGCTCAAATGGACAAAGGCAAAGCTGGCGGAACATCGGCTCATTATGCCGTATATGCCGCAGGATAAAGCCGTATTTGAGTACGGCCGGCAGATTGGCTTGAATGATAACGCTATTGACAATCAATTCCGTATCTTGCAATGCTACATGAACGACTTTATGTACAGTCGCAAGCATAATGAGCCTTGTAAAAGTAAGCTGCTGAAATGTGGCGATACGCTTACTTTGGAGGTGCTGGCGTGAATAATTGGACGGCATGGGTTGGCGTGAAATTTGGCACGCTGACTGTTGAGAAGTATTTAGGCTACCAGGATAGGGGTTCAGCTTACTTCTTGGTGCGTTGCGATTGTGGCAAAACAAAAAAAGTGACCATCTGGGAGTTTAAGAAAGGCAAGGAAAAATCTTGTGGCCTGCTGAGATGTAAAGCAAAGGTAAAGGGACTGACTGGTGCACCGAAGCCGCCGGAAACCATTACGCAGCAGGATGAAACTGCCAGCGCACTAGAAACACGCTTAAAGCCTAAATACTATTGCAAGGCTGTTACACCGGACTGCGTGATAAGCACTCTGCTTCACATTTGCTGCTGTGAGTGCGACCGCCCGTGCAAGCGGTGTGAGAATACGCCGCAGAAGTGCGGAGCAAGGGAGAGAACGAATACCGCGAATCACTCATCCTAACAAGGGTTGTTGAGGTGGCGAGCTGCTTTGTTGATAGCAATTAAAAGAGAAAGGTGTGGGAATAAATGCTTATCGAAAATACTTTGTATGGAGAAGTCGATAAGGTAAACATAGCGGTTAAAAGATTACAGTTACATGAGCCGCCAGAAGGTTACTATGTCGCCTTCAGCGGCGGCAAAGATAGCTGTGTTGTTCTTGATTTATGCAAGCGTGCAGGCGTTAAATTTGACGCTCATTACAATCTTACGACAGTTGACCCGCCAGAACTTGTACGTTTCATCCGAGAGCAATATCCAGAAGTGGAAAAGCATCGGCCAGAACTTTCCATGTGGCAGTTGATTGTAAAGAAAAAATTTCCGCCAACAAGATTTTCAAGGTATTGTTGTCAGTATTTAAAAGAGCAAGGCGGCGAAAATCGTGTAGTTGTTACTGGTGTGCGACACGCCGAAAGCGCAAGACGAAGCAAGAGGAAGCTTGTAGAAACCTGTAATAATCGCAATGGAAAATCATTTCTCCACCCAATAATTGAATGGAGCGATGCTGAAGTTTGGGAGTACATCAAAAAATATAATATTTCATACTGTTTTCTTTACGATAAAGGATTTAAGCGCTTAGGCTGTATTGGTTGTCCGCTTAGCACGCAAAGCAACAGGAAACGAGATTTCTTAATATGGCCAGCATACAAAAAATTATATTGTTTGGCTTTTGAGAAAATGTTGAAAGCAAGACAAGACGCTGGAATGCCTTTTGAAAATTTCACAAAAGGCGAAGAGGTTTTCGAATACTGGATGAAAATACCGACGAAACAAGGCGGTAATCAGTCATTGTTTGGACTTGATGGAGATGTAATGTTATAAGAGAGTAAATTAGTGAAGGAGGTTGAAGAACATGGATAAAGAAGAGGTTCGCCGGTATTGGCGACATAAAAAAAGAATGACGGCCTTAAAAGTATTTTGTTTATCGCTTGTAGGCACTGCATTGCTGGTTGTAGGTTGTGGGGAAACGGCGGAAGAAATTAACGCGAACAACGCCGAAAGCAGAGCTGCCGTTGAAGCTGCCTGCGAAGACAATAATATCAAAAGCACCGGTAGTGTTGTTGATAAAAAAGTAGGTGGTAGCGCAACTATCATCTTGCCAGACAATCAGAAGTTGCAACTTGTTACATGGAAAAATGACAATATGTGGGTGCTTTATCGTCCTATGAGAGCTGATGAACAGGCGGAAACTTACACTTATCAAGAAGATAGCAAGTTTGGACTTATAGAAGCAAAGATTACCATCCGTGAAGTAAAAAGATAAACAAGGAGGTTGGGAAAATGGATGCTAAATCAATCGGTGAGGTTATCAAAGAACCCAGGAAAAGAAAGGGAATGACGAAAGAAGAAGAATTAGCGAATATGCTGGGTATCGGCATCTTGACTGCCTCATTTTATAAGAATGGTGTGTTTAAGGCTATTCCTTTTATTGACCACGCCAAAATGTCAAGTGGGTTAAATATCCCTAACGAGGAAGCGGCGTGCATCAGCACGAACGAGACTGTGGACGAGCTGAAAGAAAAAGAAAAGCTCATCAAGGCTGTTAATGCGGAGCTGGAAGAATGGCTGCTTAGCGGTGATGTTGATTATCTGCATAAGGCTATGGCTGTTATTCGTGCAGAAATTGAAAAGGAGGAAGTGTAAATGACGCCAGAACGTAAACAATGGTGGGATAGCCTGCCGCAACGTGAAAAGATGTTGCGTGAACAGATTGAGAAAACTAAAATTGTAATCTCGCTTTCAAAATTCGCACTTCAAGTCTGTTTGACAGATGAAGATATAAAATGGTTTATCTCCCGAATAAAAAAGAAAAAGGTTGTATTAACAGCTTTAAAGCGTGAGCTTGACCGTACCACGACTATGATATACACGGGCCACTACCAAGGCGTATTGCCGATTTACCGTTGTGAAAAGTGTGGCAACGAAATCGAAGATATTGGGCAGTGGTGCTGCCCTTGGTGTGGTCGTGAAATTAAGGAGCGGAAATAATGAGCAAAAACTTAATTCCAGAAATCGCTAAAATGCTTGGCGTGGAACTTGGCGAAGAATTTAAGATTAAAGGCGATAAGGGCTTTGAAGACAAGACTTTTTACCTTACCATTCGAGGATTAAAAGCCAAGCTTGACCAATATCCAAAGAAAGAGCTTCCCGCCATGGCTGCGTTAGACAGCTTGTTGTTTGGTGACACAGAAATCGTCAAAATGCCATGGAAGCCAAATGAAGGGCAGACAGTGTATAGTTTTTATAGTGTGGGCTTGGATGGTGTTTTAAAGGTTGTAGATTTTATTTGGGTGAATGACATTATCACCTTTCAAGCTTTAGTTAAAGCAGGCTGGGTGTATAAAACTCGTGCAGAAGCAGAAGCTGCGCTGCCTGCCGTGGCTGCGGAAATGGGTGTGGAGTATGAGCTTTAGGAGGCTTTAAATGAATTATGGCGATAAACATACAGAAGATAGTCTTAGCTCACGTTTAGGGCGTTTATACGGTATCGAACGTGGTTTAGATTGCGGCCCGAATATCATAATGGACAGGTATTGGAAGATATGGGACGGTGGGGAACGGCAAGACCAATACTCGGGGTGCTATGAAGCCGATTTTCTGTACATCACTAATGGTTATTATCTTTATGAAGTCGAAGTTAAAATCAGTATTTCTGATTTTAGAGCCGACCAAAAGAAAGATAAATACCATGACCACCCAGATGTTAGAGGTTTTTATTATTTCGTTCCGCAAGAGCTTTACAGCAAACATGAGGATGAAATTAAGACTACGTGCAAGGAAAAAGGAGCGGGCTTAATTGTAGATGGTCGTTCAATCACAACAGTTTTAAAGCCTAAAATCCGCAAAGATGTTAAACCATTAAGCGATAACGGCTATATACATTACCTGCGGCTGTTTGCCAAAAAGTGGGTAAGAAAGAGGGAGGAAGAATAAATGATTGATTACAAGAAAGCACAGAGAGCTGATAAATTGTTGTTGGAAAGTGGTGTTCCGTTTATGCTTGTTTATGACAATACCGACAAACATATGATTTGCCGTGCGTTCGGCAACTATCCGACACTTAAAGAGTTTATAGTGACGATGATGGTGCAGGCTGTGGTAAATGTACAGAGCAAATACGGCGAAGAAGCAGCTATGAAGGAATTAATGGGTATGATGACGGAAGCAGCACAACAGTATTGCGAAGAAACAAAGAAAGAAGCAGAAAAACATGAGGTGCTGAATTGATGAAACGTTACCGGCTTAAATGGGAAAGTATAGCGTTCCCCGATATGGGACTTACAGAAATCGTCGATGCAGAAACGGCGAAAGACGCTAAAGTCAAGGCTGAAAAGAATTCTACCGATGAATTTCTGTCAGTATATTATTTAGACGAAATAGAGGAGGTACCAGAATGTGTAGTAAACATATGAGTGAATTCGTGTGCCAACAACTTGACGAATTGGAGGCGCTGTTCAAGAAGAAACATGAGCAGTATTCCTCCGGCGCAGATGAGCTTGCTAATTTCCGCCGCGGCGCGCTTCTGAATGGACGCGGCGACGATGCAGAGGGAATGTTTGAGGAACTGAAAGCGTATGCGGCAAAGCATATCGCTTTTGTTTATACTCATGATATTCACGGCGACAAAATCGCTGAAAGTCTGAAGGATATTGCCGTATATAGTCTGATTGGATTGTATATGGCGGAGCTGGCGAAGGCTGAGGACGAAGAAACATATAGCCTGGGGCCTTGCTTCGACGATGCTTTAATTACAGCAACGGCTGAAAATTATCATAGGGGCCATGAATTGGGAAATGTTATTAAACCTGTTTTTACAGCACGTGAGAGTAAAGAGGATACAGAAAAATGAAATTAATATTTACGATTCCAGGCGAACCGACGGCGCAGGGACGGCCTCGCTTTTCTACTCATGGCGGATTTGTAAAAGCATACGACCCGGAGAAAAGCCACAACTATAAAGCCTACGTCAAACTGTTAGCCAGTGAAGCGATGCAAAATATAGGGCTGACGCTTACGGAATTGCCCCTGGGCGTTGAGATAATAGCTGACGTGGGTATTCCTGCCAGCAAGTCAAAAAAATTCAAGGAGCAGGCTTTAAACGGCTTACAGTTACCGATAAAAAAACCCGATGTTGATAACGTCGCAAAGATAAGGATGATAAACAGATTGTTAAACTTATAGTATCTAAAAAATATAGTGACATACCAAAAGTTGAGGTGAAAATTTATAATGTTGAATAATTGTTTAATACTCGGGTGGGTAAAATTTGAACCTACGGTGCAAGTTATGAAGAACGGCAAAGAGGTATGCAACCTTGAAATTCAGTGTTCCAGAACATATCTTGATAAAGACGGAAAAAAGATTTACGATTACATTTCCTGCCGCTGCTTTATCCCAGGACTGATTAAATATATCAGCAACTACATCACAAAAGGCACGCAAGTTATCGTCGGCGGCCGCTTCCAGACTGATTTATACGTGGATAGGAACGGCAAGAATTCCAAAGCAAGCTACTTGCTGCTGGAACATTTGGAAAGCGTAAAGATAGCGCAAAGCACAGCCCCTTATCCCCCCAAAGCAGAACAGAAGGACCCTCTCGATGATGTGGACTGGTAAAGAAAATGGATTACTCAGAAGCAGCAGACCACGTAGAAAGTTTGTTCTTCGCTAAAAATGCGATTGGCAAAGCGGTTGTTTCTGCCAGGATGCAGCAGAGGGCAGAACGCTTGGAATTTGATATGAGGACCGGCGGCGATTCTACGGCACGGCTCGCGATTCAAGCAGTAACGCCGCTTGCTGCGGTTCGGTGTATTTATCTTGGGCAGGCCTTTTTGGTTTACCAGCCGGAAAAATGGCTGGATGTTATGGAGCGTTCGCTTCTCCTATTTCGGCAGCGGTTCGGCGATAAGTCTTATAAGGCGATTCAACACCGGTACGTATACCATTGGACGGTCCGCAAAATTTCTGTAATTGATGAGATTAGCCCGCAGGTGTACGCGCTTCGCCGCCGTTCGTTCATTGACGGCTTGCTCATGCTGGCGATTCAAGAAGGGCTGCTCCGGATTGACATAAACGCGAACAGCTTCCAAAAGGCCAGGGCGGAACAGAAGCAAGAAAAGTAAAGGCAGGCGCGCGGCGCTGTCGCTTCTAAACATTAAGAAAACGCTTGCTATTGGTTGGGCGTTGAGCTATAATAGCCTTGTCGATAAGCGTAAGCGCCTTTCAAGTATTGCGCTTGTCAGCCCAGCTCTAAAGGCGTAAAGCTGGCACGGATTGAAATATTGTTGATTTTCTTTATGAAATCGCGAAAAACAAAAAAGCCGGGGCTTTCGCCTCGGCCTTTTTGTTTTTTCGCTTCCCTAAAGTATGCGCTGCACGCACGGAAAAGGGCCGCTCGGATTCAAAAGCGGCGTAGCGCTGGCCTTCTTCATCGGCGGCTACAAAAAGGGCGTTGTAAACATTGTTTTTAACTTCTTTCAACATAGTTGATTCCTCCTAAAAAATCGCTTCTGCCTATTAATATTCTACACCGGCGGCGGCTTTCCTGCCGGTGTAGTGGGTTGAATAGTTTAAGTTGCTGATTCAGCGGTCTAAACAAAACATACTTACGCTGGTTCCGTATATTTCCGCTTTATATATGCGGTCGGGGTTGCCAGCAAGGAACCAGCAAACAAAGAACACTTTCGGGCCGTAAATTGCAACGTTGCAATTATTCGCAAGGTCAATAATAAGATTATGACTACGATATACGCCGTCAAGCTGATAGAATTTCTTTCGCTTCACTTTAAAGCCTCCTTTAATAAGCGTTAACTTTCCAATCATTCCAATCGTCAAAAGTGACGGCCTGCAGCATTTTTCGTAAAACAAGAATATTCTGTTCATATGCCTTTTGCTGCTTTTTCAACATCAGCCAGGCAGCGGCCGCCGCTTCTGCGTCGCTTATGATTTCGGCCGGCGTCTTTCCGCTGGCCTGCTTTTCCAGGCGCTTCAGCTCGTCGCGCATGTAGTCCCCGTTTAAAACACGATTGCGCCAGTCACCGGACTGCCCCCACGGGCCAACGGTAAAGCTTGCACAAATGTGCTCGCGCTTGTTAACGTCATAACTTAAAGTGGTGGGGTCATAGCCGTTTGAATAGCCAGCGGCGCGGATGGCGTCGCGGATGGGGTCCAGGCGCGTGCTCTTCTCGCGCGTTTCCGCTTTAAAAATATCAGTGTAGGCGATATAGCAACGGCAAACGCCTCGCGCCTCTGCGTTCAGCGCTTCGGCCGCGAAAAACGCGGCGGCAAAATGATTTGCTAGGTCCTCGACGGTGTGCGCCGGGGTGATTCGTGCCACGTGTTCGCGGCATAAGCGCCAGCATAACGCGCGGCGCGGTTCCACGGCTGCAAGGCTCGCTTTTATAGCTTTTACTAATTGCTCGGCTTTGCTCATGGTTTCTTCCTCCTTTATTTCGCTTTTAAAATTTTCAAGGTTCAGTTTTGGCCTGCCTCATCAGTACCGGGGCGGCCGGTCCCCGGTATACGCCGCACGGGGCGGCGTTTCGGCTATTGTAACAAGGGCGTTTCCGGGCGGTATTTCAAAAACTCGCTGCCGTGCAGGTCGCGGATTTGTTCCATAGTCAACGCGCGGCGGACTTTCTTCACCCACTCGCCAGCATGCCAGTACCAAAGTTTTTTCTTGCTGGCCCATCTGCAGCCGGCGCCTTTCAAGGCGTCTTTGTTCTCTTTCGTTTCGCCTCCAATCCATAGCCAACTACCGCAGATTTCAATTTCAAGGCCCTTCAAGCCCATCAGCACGGCCAGGATTTCGGCAAATTCCGCCTGTTCGGCCAGGATTTCGGCGGCTGTTTTATAAGTGCCGTCCGCTTTCTTGTTGCGCTGCCACTCCTGGCGGCTTTCACTTTCGGCAAGTTCGGCGGCGCGCTTGTCGTGCGCTGCGCTCATTGCCTTAAATTCGGCGGCCGTGCCTCCCTTGTCGGGGTGGCAGCTCATGCAGGCTTTTTTAAACGCCTTTTTCAGTTCCTCGATTGTTTCGCAAGCGGCAAAAATCTTTTTCCAGTCCATTTTCTTTTCCTCCTTTTTAGGTTCCGGATTGTATTTGGCTTTTAATTCGGCGAATTTCTCGCGGCTGACTTTGGCAACCAGCTTTACAAAACGGCGGCTGCTGTCCCATGTATCATAGATAACGCCGTTAACAACGGCTACGGCGTGCTTTGCTACAAAAACAACGTAGCTAGCGCCGGTGTCGCAATGCTTTGTAAAGCTGTTGACTGTTTCGCGGCTGGCGGCTTTAACCTCTATACCTAAATCAGCCAGGGCGGCGGTGATGTTCTTCACGGTGTTCCATGCAGCGCCGCTTTCAAATACCTTTGTTTCTAGCAGCTTTTTAGCCTGCTGGTAGGTTAACGGGGTTGCCGTGCAGATAGCTCTAATTGAGCAATCACCGATATTTTTGTTTTCCGGATTAGCATTATACTTTTCAAAGGTCATTTTCTTATTACTCTCCTTTCGGCTGTGGCTAGGGCTTCGGACCTTCTGCCTGGCAGCTTTACGGCCCCCAGCGGGGCCGCCGTCAGCTTTAATATTTTTGTACGGTCAACCCGCCAAATTCGTTTTGATAGATGGTGTAAAAGTGGCCTTTTCGAGATGCCAGGGGAAGTCCGGGTTTTCGACGCTTTCCAGAATTTCGATGTCCTTCAAGCACGGCTGGAAGCCGTATTCACGGTAAAGCGCCAACTGAATCATTTTAGCGTCTTGTGTTTGTTCTTTTTGTGTAGTCATTTTTAGCTCCTCCTTGAATGTAGCCATATTGGCTAGTTGCTTGTTTTCTATGTCTATGATTATAGCGTATATGACTATACTTGTCAATAGCTAAAACGGATATTTTTATATTTTTTTTGACTTGTTTTTTAGGCGCGGCGGCTATATAATGTAGATAAACAAGATTGGAGGGTAAAAGATGAGCAAACAAGCAAGCCAAGCCATAAAATATGCGCTGGATAGCGCGCGGGTTAAGCGGTCGGCTCTGGCGGCTGCGCTAGGCGTGGCCAACGCACAAAGCATTAATGATAAGTTGAGCCGCGGCCGCTGGTCCGCTGATGAGCTAGCGACGGCGGCGGAACTATGCGGATATAGCCTGGCCCTGGTTGACAAGGCCGGGCGCGTCGCTGTGTCTGTTCCGGCGTCAACGCCGCCAGCTGATAGCGACGGCAGCCCCGCAGATGATGCGCAAGTCAAATAACAACATTATAAGAGTAGCAACGGCCGCATGCTGGCAGATGTTCAGCGTGCGGCCGTTCTTCTTTATTCAGCAGCATTTATAATAGATTAATGGCGTTCACAAAAAAATAATAATGTATCATTGACTTAATAGCATTTTTTAAGGCATATAATTTATAGCAAGATAATAAATATAATTTAATTGATGATTGACAGATGGATTCTGTTAATCATTTTTTTATTGTCTTTTTCTGGTAAATAATGATTATCTTTTCAATATGTATTGTTTATATATTGTTTGCTGATTGTCATTATTGATAATATTAATTGTATATACAGTTACAGAGTTTGTAACGAGAATGTGACAGAAATGTTTAAGATTAAAAGTTTATTAAACAATACAAATACGCCAACAAGAGGCAGGCCGCCGGCAATAGTAACAACGCCGCAGACGTTAGAGGAGTGTGCGGCGTTGCTCAAACAGCAGGGCGCAGCCGTGGCCGTCCTGGCTGTGCAGGACCTGCAGGCCTATTGGTTAAAAATCATGACTGATAACAAGGCCAGCAACAAGGACCGGCTAGCAGCCTCTAAAATGTACGCTGATAGTATTGGCGCGTTTGACAAGCAGACGCACGCCAACAAGGGCCCGGCTGTGTATCATTGGGGCGCAGCAGATGACGCAATAGTAGTAAACGATTGTTCAGAAGATACTATTAAAACGCAAACATAGATAAAGCTTTTAACATAATCTTTATTATCGGACGTAAAATATTATCCTGCTGCTGCTGATTAGCTGGCGGTTCCAGATGTTGACGGCCTAGCTGATGATGTTAGCGGCAGGCGTTCGCCTGGTGATGTGCTGCGGCCGTTCCTGCGTGGCTCATGCGGCAGGCCTACCACGTTTTTATTTTTGGTTGGCGGCTGGTCCTGGCTTTTGTTTGGCGGCGCCGGCGTTGGTGATTTCCCTGGCTTTTCGCGAAAATTGATTTTGGTTCTTGCCTTTCCCGCTGACATTGAGTGGGGGTGGGGCCCAAAAAATTTCGCAGCCGCCGGGGGAGGTAAATACCAAAAATTACCAAAACGATTTTTTCAAGGGGGTAAACATGGAAAACATAATACAGATACCATATACTCCACGACCTGCATGGGCGAAGGTACTGCATAAGGAATTAAGCAGACACCGCTTTGCGGTAATCGTAGCACACCGCCGTTTTGGCAAAACCATTGGAATGGTAAATCACCTTATAAGGGATGCTTTACAGAGCGACTTAATCAGTCCGCAGTATGCTTTGGTAGGTCCGTTCAGCGCACAGATGGAAATTATCGCGTGGGGACCATTGAAGTATTACACGAGCGTCATAGAAGGCATAAAGGTGAACGAAACTAAAAAGTATGTTGAATTCCCTAGTAAAGTGCCTGGAGCGCAGGGAGCGAGGATATATATCGTTGGTGCAAATAATCCCGACGCATTGCGCGGTACATATTGGGACGGCGTAATACTTGACGAGTATTCGGATATGAAGCCGGAGATGTGGACGCAGATAATCCGACCTGCGATAGAGAACGGCGACAGAAAAGGCTATTGCTATTTCATTGGTACACCCAAAGGGCAGAACAACTTCTATGAGATGTACAAGAAGGCCAAGACGAACAAGCGTTATTTTGCGTATTTGTCGAACGTGTACGATAGCGGCATTATAGACGCAAAGAGCATAGAAGAACTGAAAGAGGATATGCCGGAGGTAGAATTCAGACAAGAGTATTTGTGTGACTTTAGCGTATCGGCAATCAACGAGCTTTTCAGTCTGGAAGAACTAGATAAGGCTTTTAATAGAGAGCTTACAGAAAAGGATATTCCTTATGATATGCCGCTGGTGCAAGGTGCAGATATAGCGCGCTTTGGCGATGACAGAACGTGTATATGGCAGCGTAAAGGCTTAATGGTATATCCACGGCCGAGGGTTTATAAAAAGCTGAATACGATGCAGACGGCAGATTATATTGCTTTGGCAATGGATGAAAATAAGGCAGATATGACCTTTATAGACGTTGGCAACATGGGTGCTGGCGTAGTCGACAGATTACGGCAGATGGGGTACACGGCTTTGAGAGAGATACCATTTCAAGGTGCGGCGATAGAGAATAAGCGCTATGAGAATATCAGAGCAGAGATGTACTTCAAACTGAAAGACTGGATAGAAGATGGCGGAGCTTTGCCGGATGAACCTGGACTAAGAGAAGAGCTTGCTGTCATTCACTACAAGTACTCTAAGAATGGGCGTTTAATACTAACGCCTAAAGAGGAGATAAAAGAAAAGCTAGGACGTTCACCGGACCTTGCAGACGGCCTGGCACTAACATTTGCAAGGAAGGTTCCGTTAAGGCAGTTAGGGTTTGACGATAGAAAGCCTAAAAAGCTAATGTGCAACACGGAGTATTCGATTATGGAGGCGGTTTAAAAATGGGTGGTATTGCAAAATTATTCGGTGGCGGCAACATGCCGACTGTTGAGAAGGTGGACCCGGCCCCGACTACCGTTGCGACAAGCAGCGAAGTTGCGGCCGGCAACGACAGTAACAAGAAGAAACGCAGAGGCTTTTCATCTACGCAGACAAGCACTATTGCTAGTGGCGGCGAGGGCGGCCGTAATACTTTAGGCTAAGAGGTAACAGCTTATGAACTTTCAAACGATAGCGGCGAGCAAGCCACAGGGAACACTTCCTAGTGACGGGGTGCCGCTGAAAAAGAACTTGCCAGACCGCCAACGTTTGGTGCGTAAGCTTAAAAGCATGTACGAGGATAGGCGAGATTGGGTAGACAGATGGAAAGAGATAAGAGATTATCAGCTCCCGTTTGTCGGAGAGTTTGACGATACGGCAGACAAGACCAATCCCGCACGCAGACGTGACTTAAAGATTGTGCACGGGGTAGCTTGGAGAGCGGCACAGGTATTCGCTGCTGGCGTTATGAGCGGACTTACACCGCCGAGCCGCCAGTGGTTCAGATTTGCATATAGACGGCCGGAACTGAATACGAATGTTGAGGCTATGAAGGTGCTTGACACAAGACAAGAGATTGTATCAAGCGTGCTTGCAAAGAGCAACTTCTATAACAGCATCCATACTGTATATCTGGAGTTGCCTTTTGGACAGTGCCCGATGGCTATATTCTACGACGCAGAAAACGGCGTGAGGTTTCAGACAATGACAATCGGTACTTATGCACTTGAAGCAGACGGCTTCGGCAAGGTAACTACTTTTGCAAGAAAGTACGATATGACTTTGCAGCAGCTAGCAGACTGCTTCGGCGTAGACGCTTTGCCCGACAATCTGAAAGGACTGTTAGACAATCAGACCAATCTTACTAAGAAGTATAAAGTCTGCTGGATGGTAGAGCCTAACAGTGATAAGCTGCCTGGCTACATGGACAGACTGAATATGCCGTATAGAAGCGTGTACTGGTTGGAAAAGTCAGAGAGTGACGAATACTTGTATGTTGGCGGCTTTGAAGAAGAAGCAGTACCGGTAGCGCGTTATCTTGTCAGCGGCAATGAGGCATACGCAAGAGGGCCTGCGTGGTTTGCAGAAGGCGACAGTAAAATGCTGCAACTGCTGAAAAAAGATTATCTCACAGCAATAGAGTTAAAGATAAAGCCGCCGATGCAAGGCAGTCCAAGCCTTATGAATAACGGCGGTATTAACTTGATGCCTGGCGGTCTAACAGCCGTAGATGACCAGACGCAAGATATGGTTAAGCCTTTGTTCGCGGTTGACCTTGACTTGAAGGACGCGCAGGAAGAAATTATTCGCGTTGAGGATGCTATAAAGAGAGCATACAGTGCTGATTTGTTCTTGATGTTAGATAACCTTGATAATAGCCGCATGACTGCTAGAGAGGTTATGGAGAGAACGCAGGAAAAACTGCAACAGCTAGGCCCGGTGGTTGAGCGATTGCAGGATGAATTCTTAACACTGATTCTTCAACGTGTATATAACATCATCGACAGAAGCGGTGGATTCCCACCGGTACCGGAAGAACTACAAGACATTTTGAGTGAAGAGGATGTAGAAGTGGACTATATTTCACCTTTGGCGCAGGCGCAGAAGATGAGCGGACTTGTGAATATCGAACAGGCGATAGCACAAACCGGACAGATGGCGCAAGTATGGCCAGAAGTTACGAAGAAGATTAACCCGTTGGGTGCTATTACAAAATACTTTGAAATGCTTGGCGTGCCTGCGATGGCATTGCGCAGTGATGAAGAAGTACAAGAAATGCTCAAACAAGAGCAGCAGGAAATGCAACGGCAGCAGGAAATGCAGGAAGGCTTGGCAATGGCACAGGCTGCGGCTCCTGCGGCAGAGGCGGCCAAAAATCTTACTGCGGCGGCGAATGATTCCAATCCGGCTATTACAAGCTGGCTAGGCGTGCCGGGAGGTTGGGAATAATGAGCGAGCAGTTTAAATATAAATCCAATACCGGCGAGGATAGAAAGCAAGCACTGCTGACAGAGTACATGGTAAGAGAGCAGGCAAGAAGGGATAAAGAGGCCCTACTTGACCTGCTGGGGAGTGAAAGCGGACGCTGGTTCTTGATGCGTATGCTTGATGTGACCAAAGTAAACTCTATGTGCTTTACCGGCAACAGCAAGACTTTTTATAACGAAGGCCGCCGCGACGTAGGCTTAGGCATTATCAAAAGCATTTTAGCACTTGGGCTGCAAGGCATAGAGCTTAAACAGCAGGCTGAAATGGAGTATGCAGAATTCCAACTAAAGCTACAAGAGCTGGCAGTGGAATATGTAGATAACAACAAGGAGGAATAACTAATGGGCGAGAACGGCGAAAACACAGTTGTGAACGGCGAAGGCGCACAGCAGCAACCCGATACCACAGTGCAACAGCAGCAAACAGACCCGACTACTAATGCAACTAATAATACAAGTGCTTCCGGCACTATTGCAGGGAACGGAAGTAATGGGCAAGGCACACAACAGCAGCCCGGCACAGTGAATTATGACTTTGCAGGAGTAGAAATGCCGGAAGGCTATGAGCTTAGTGCTGATGAGCAAGGACGCTTTGTAGATGTCATTAAAGGCATGAACCTTAGCAATGACCAGGCAAGAGCACTTGCAAAGTACGGCACAGAGTATGCAAGCCGTGTAGTGCAAGGCGTAGAACAGCTCCGTGCGCAAGAAATTGCTAAATGGGGTGACGAAGCTAAAACGGCACTGGGCGCAGACTTGGGCAAAGTACAGGGCCTTTGCGATACTGCCTGCCGTAAATTGGAGGCAATGTATCCGGGCTTGAACGTGCGTGAAGCGTTAGAAATTACTGGCGCAGGCAATCAAATTGCTATCGTGAGAGCATTTGCGAAACTTGGCGAACTGCTTGGCGAGGACCCCGGCTTGGCTGCACAAAACGGCGCACAAGGCTTAAACGCTGCACAAGGCGTTGCTGCAAACATGTACCCGAAAACCGACTGGAACAGGTACAAATAATTTATTAACTTTTAATTGAAAAACAGGAAGGATGATGAAACTATGGCTACTATTGGTTACTCCCAAACTATGAGTGACTTACGAAAGTATTTAACTCCGCAAGGCGCAATTGACCGCGTTATGGAAGTGCTTAACGAATCTAACCCGATTATGGAAGACATTCGCTGGATGGAAGGCGATTTGCCGATTGGTACTAAAACTACTATTCGTGCCAGCCTGCCTTCTCCGTCTATCCGTCGTATTAACCGCGGTACTTCTCCGACTAAAGGCACTGTAAAGCAGCGCATTGATGTATGCATGCACTTGGAGGACCGCTCCTGCGTGGACGTTGAATTGCTTTCCGGCAAACCAAATCCGCAGGCTTTCCGTATGGCAGAGGACGATGCACATGTAGAAGGCATGGGCCAATACGTCGCACGTCAATTCTTGTACGGCAACTTGGACGAAGACCCGGACACTTTCAATGGCATTGCGGTACGCTACAATACTTTGACCGACGGCGGCAAAGGTACTCCAGGCCACCAGGTGATTTCCGCGGGTACTCCTGGTACTAACACTAATGCTTCTATCTACTTCGTAGATTGGGGCGACCGCCGTGTAATGGGTGTATATCCTAAAGGCACCCAGGCAGGCTTGAAAACTGAGGACTTGGGCGAAAGTGATGTATACGACGAGCACAACAAGCCGTTCCGTGCATTGCAGACCTTGTACTCTTGGAAGTGCGGCCTTGCCGTTCAGAACGTTCGTTCTATTGTGCGCGTGTGCAACATTGATGTCCAAAAGCTTAACTCTTTGACTGACAGTGCGCAACGTGAGCTGATGAATAAATTCATCTTCGCAAAGAACCGTCTGCAAGACCCGAAAGCGCCGGTTGCGTATGTATCTGACGGCGTATACTCTTGGCTGGAGTGCTATCTGAACAACAAGAACAATGTTCATGTTACCCGTCAAGATTTTATGGACGCGCCGCCTAAACTGTACCTTGCAGGTATTCAGATTAAGAAACTTGACTGCCAAAGCGAAACCGAAGCGGCAGTACAATAACCGGAAGGAGTAAATAGCAATGATTTTTGACCAGCAAAATATGTACATGGATAATTCCTTGACCAGCAATGTAATTGCGAACGTTGGCGGCGGTGATGCGGCCGACCCGTTGTTTCTTGTTATCACTGCGCCGACCGCCTTAGCTACTAGCGGCACTATCACTGCGGCGCTGGAAACTTCCGACAGCGAAGATTTTGGCACTAAAACCGTTGTTGCAACTTATACCCTTGCTGCCAGCAAGAAGGGCATTTTAGTTGCGGCAAAACTGCCGTATGGCATGAAGGCTTTTTCCAGACTGACTGTTACCGGCGCAAGCGGCGGCAAATTGACTGCTGGCTTGACTGAAACTGTTCCGAACTGGCCGGGCTGATTTAGTACTTTAAGGGGAGGGCGATAAGCTCTTCCCTTTTTTAATAATCAAGGAGGAATAGTTAAAAATGCTTAACATTACCGATGTATGTAATATGGCACTGGCTCATATCGCCAAAGGGCGCATAAGCAATATAGACGAGCAATCAGAACTAGCCAGACAGTGCAAACTGTTTTATGAGCCTACGCGCAAAGAGTTATTAAGGAGCTACACTTGGGGATTTGCAAAGCGCGTGAGCAAACTAGCAGAACTTAGCATTGAATCTCCGTACTGGTCCCACGTTTACGCCTACCCCGAAAAGTGCCTTGCTGTGCGCAAGATATTTGACGCTGACACCGGCGCAATGATAAGGGCAGGCGAGCAACAGCAGGAAGAATGGGACTTATATATGGCAAGCGACAACGTGCTTGGTATCGGCTGCAATATTCCTGCTGCGTGGCTTGAATATACCTATGATGTTGACGACGTGGAAATGTTTTCAAGTGATTTTTTGAGCGCGTTTACTCATATGCTGGCGTTTAATATCTGCGTACAACTGACCGGCAACAGCGGCTTGCAGCAGACACAGTATCAGCTTGCAATGGCAGCATTGCAGAAAGCAAAGTATACTACGGCAAGCGAAAAGAAAGAACTGCCGGACTACCCGAGTAAATACTTTGACGGGAGGGCGTAATTATGGCTAGTGGGCTAACACCTTATTATTTATTGCAGCCTGCATTTACCGGCGGTGAAATCAGCGCTGAAGTTGCCAACCGCGTTGATTTAGATAAGTATCAGTTTGCGGTCCTGCAAGCCTATAACTGCCTTATCAAGCCGCACGGCCCTATTTATCGCAGACCGGGCATGAAGTATATGGCACGAACAAAATATAGTGACAAAGCGTGCATCCTGGTACCATTCAACGGCGCAGACAGCACCGACTATCTTTTGGAGATTGGCGAGAAATATATAAGAGTGCATAAGAATGGACTTTATATAAACATAGAAGTTATGACACCGTACACGGCAGATATGCTGCAAGATTTGAGATTTGTTCAAAGCGCAGATACTATGTTTATCGCCAGCGGCAAATACCCCGTAAAACAGCTTGCAAGATATTCAGACACTGACTGGCGGTTTGCTGATTTTGAAATTACGGATATGTATTTCGACGAATCAACCTCACTTGAAAATTATAGCGGCATAAGCTATACAGTGCCTGGCACTTATCAATTTCAGCCGACTGTAACCGGTGAATATCAGATTGATATAGCCGGTGCAGGCGGCGGTGGCGGTGGCGGCGTTAAATATTCAAAACCGCGTGAGCATGGATACTCTCGCTATTGTGTTGGCGGCGGCGCAGGTGGCAATGGCGAACGTATAATAAAAACAGTCACGTTGTCTAAAGATACAAGTTATACGGTCATAGTCGGTAGCGGCGGCGCTGGCGGAAGCGGCAAAGGCGATTACGGAACAGCCTCTAGTGGCGGCAACGGCGGCAATAGTACGGCGTGTGGCTTGATTGGCAGAGGCGGCACGGGCGGCGGCGGTGGTAGCCGTGAAGCTATTGACGGCAATTATCAAAACACAAAGGGCACGCAAGGCGCAACATACGGCGCAGGCGGCGGTGGTATTGGCGGTATTGCGGGTACTACATATAAAGACAATGCTGGTAAAGCGGGCGCTAATGGCTGGGTAAAGATTTTGTATACCGGCAACAAAGAATTGACACCTTCGGGAACACAAGGTGATATTACCTTGACGAGCAACAAGAATATTTTCGCTAGCAGTAAGCCGGGCACGTATATCAAACTTAAACAAGAGATTGCAAGCAAAACTGTATCTACCAGCAACGGCACTACTGAAAGAGTGCGCGTAGGTGAAAATTGGAAGGTTATCAGTCACGGAACCTGGAGCGGTAGTTTTACTATAGAAAAGAGCGACGATGGCGAAAGTTGGAAGGAATACAGGAAATATACATCCGGAAATGACTACAATCCGTCTGAAAGCGGCAGTGTAACAGAACCGGTATTTCTAAGAGCAGTATGCACTATAACTAGCGGAACTTGTACTGTCGATTTAACAGCAATGGCCTACAATGCGGAAGGCGTTGTAAAGCTTACTGAAATCACCAGCGACAGCACGGCAAAAGCTCATGTTGAAAAAGAGTTAGGCTCAACAGATATGACTACTAATTTCTTGTGGGGCGCATGGAGTGAAGAATTCGGCTACCCGCAAACACTGTGCTTTTTCCAAGACAGACTATGTTTTGGCGGCACGAAGAAGCAGCCTTACATGGTATGGATGAGCAGAACCGGTGATTACGGCAATTTCAGTGTAGAGAAAGCCAGCGGCACTGTTACCGATGATAGTGCAGTAGCACTTGCGTTTGTAAGCCGCAAGCAGTTTAAGATTTTGCATTTGATAGCAAGCACCGATTTAATTGTCTTGACCGCTGGCAACGAATGGACAGTAAGCGGCAGCGATACTGTAACCCCATCTAAGGCCGTACCGAAAATGCAGACTACACGCGGATGCAGCACTGTTGAGCCGCTGATGATTGGCGGCAGAATCGTGTTTGTACAAGGCCGTGGAAGCACTGTAAGGGATATGGCATATAGCTATGAAACAGACAGCTACGGCGGCAATGACTTAACCTTGCTGGCAAAGCATATCATAGAGAATGTACAGATTGTCGACAGTGCATACAAGCAGGAACCCGACAGCACTATATACTTTGTGAGAAGCGACGGCAGCATGGCTTGCTTATCCTACATCATGGAACAAAAAGTATATGCCTGGTCGACGATAGAAACGCAAGGCAAGATTGAAGCTGTGGCGGCAGTGCAGGAAGGCGACGAGGATATTATTTATCTTGTAGTACAACGAGAAATAAACGGCGTGACAGTACGCAATATCGAATATCTGGCAAAGAATCCTGCAAAGAGCAATAACCCCGACGATTATATTATGCTTGATAATGCTATTGAGTATAGCACTGCTGAAAAGAGCAGTGGGGAAACAGAGATTGATGCGGCAGAATTGGCAGGTGAAAAAGTTACTGTTATCGGTGATGGAAGAATGTATAGCGGACTGACAGTAAGTCAAGACGGCACTGTGACGCTCCCGGCGGCCGTACAACACGCTTTTATTGGCTTGCCCTATAGAAGTATCGTGGAACTTCCAAACGTCGAAATTAAGACTGGTGACGGCACTATGCAAGGACGCAAAAAGCAGATTAGTAATTGCATCCTGCGTTTAAGTAATTCTCTTGGCGGCATGGTCGGGCCGGATATAAATACTATGGACTTGATGAACTTTGATGAGCAGAACGCAGTGAGCGATATTAAATTATTTACCGGCGACAAGCATATGACTTTGCCTATTGGCGGCTTTAACAACGAAGGCAGAGTGATTATCGTTACGGATGAGCCATATCCTTTTAACTTGCTGGCGGTAGTGCGGGAGGTGTCTTTCGGTGGCTAAGAAGTGGACTGTTGAAATCCTTGATAATAAGTCAAAAGAAAATGTTGTGCCGTTGATTGAAGAACTTATGCAAGATATACGGCCGCATGATAAGGAAGATTTGGAAGCAAGCAGTGACCCGGTATTTGTGCTTATTGGCAGTATCAAGCTTGACGAAGAAACAAGGGTGTACCGTGGTGAGGACGGAAAACTGCTTGCGATATTCGGCAAGGGCACTATGGAATGGGGCGCGCCAGGGCGCGGAATCTGGATGGTAGGCACGAACGAACTTTATAATGGTTACACAAAGAGCCTGCTTTTCAAAGAGGCTAAAAGAGTGCTGAATAAATGGGCGCGTGAACATGGACTGCTGCACAATATCGTCTACGAGAAGAACCGCACTAGCATTAACTATTTAAGACACTTGGGAGCGGTATTTTTGGTAGAGCCTAAAACAGGTTGGGACGGCAAGAAATTTTATCAGTTTTATATTCCATATAGAGGGGAGTGAGCGTAATGGGTACACTTGGAATCTTAATGGGTCTGCAAACTGTTATGCAGTTAAGCGGACAACATCAGCAGGCCAAACAGCAGGAGCAGGCATATAAAGCGCAGGCGCAGGCTGCACAGCAGAACGCGGCTATTATGAGCCGCCAACGTGAGAAGCAGGCAGAAGCGTATGCGCAGAAGCAAAGCCAACTCAACGATAGAATGAGGCTTGCAAGAGGGCAGGCACTGGCGGCGGCCGGCAGCAGCGGGCTAACCGGCAGCGGCAGTGTCAGCGATATTCTTTCAAGCAGTGAGGACGCTTACAAAAAAGACAGTATGAATCTGTTGCAGAATCAGCGTAATGATGCGTGGAGCACTTATGTAAACGAGGTTAATTATCGCAACCAGGCAAGCGCATATAATGCGGCGGCGAAGAACGCTAAAGCCAACGGCAAAATGCAGATGTTTAGTACGCTTGTAGGTGCGGCGGCGAACGCTTACTCTAAAGGCATGATTGGCGGCAGCAAGGGAACAACTACAGTAAGCGGTGATGAATGGTACGATGCTAACAGTGATTTCAATCTTCCTGCTAGCAATATGAACGGCTTCAATCTTTACAACCAGGCAAAGAAGAATAACCCGTTCATGGATAATGCAGGCTTTACTAAATGGAACTGGTAAGGGAGGTGCAGTATGAAGATTGCAGGTTATCAAGGCAGCGTCAATTTAGGTACCGGCGGCGGTGCGACTGTCAAGGTATCGAGTGACCTTAACGCTTATGGCAGCGGCGGCAAAGGACTTGCCGCTATTGCCGGTGCCGCCAACAAATGGGCGGTAGCAGTAGAAGCACAGCAAGAGGATGAGGACAAACAGTCTATCCTTAACGCTATGGATATATTTAATAAGAGCCGCTATAACATCATGTACAACGATGAAAGCGGCCTTATGAATACGAAATTAGAAGGCACTGCCGGTGCAGGCAGCAGTTATACGGAGCAGATAAATAAGGCAAGGCAGGATGTATTAAGTAATACCAAACTGCACAGCCAAAAGAATCAGCTTGCATTAGACCATTTAATGTATCAGAGCGCACAGCAAGGCTTCCAGACTGTCGACCAATACGAGCAGAAGCAAAAAGAAGCAGTCACTGATTTGCGCTATGACAATAATATTCAGAACTCCTGCGAGTTTGTACAGAAGAACTGGAACAACCCGCAGGCGCTGCAAGATGAAATTATTCGTACACAGTTGCTGACAAGTGCTATATATGGCAAGCGTGGCGCAGAGTTTATCGAATCTAAGAGCAGAGCCAACATTGGGCAGGTGGTAGCAAGTGCCGTCGGGGCAAGCATCACCAACGAAGATTATGGCACTATGCGTAACATCATGGACAAGTACGGTAGTTATCTGACTGCCAATCAGCGAGCCGCTTTTGAGAAGGTGGCATACGATAAAGAGAGCAGCGCTTTTGAAAGAAATACCGCTAAAGATTTGTATGCTAAATATGGCGACGATGAAGAAGCAGTGCGCAAAGAGGTTGAAAACATGGACGCTTTTTCACCAGAAGGCGGCAAAGTCGAAACGCAGGCAGAAGGCACTACATGGGTAAGGAACAGCGGTGTTTCCCTTGATGGCGTAAAGCAGCAAGTAACCATCGGCCTTTCTGATATTGCGAAAGAATTTAACACATTGAGCGGCGCACAGCTTATTGTCACTAGCGGCACGGATAGTACAGATATTCACGCTGCCGGTGAGCACAGCCACGGCGCAGGCGTCAAACTTGATGTTGCAGCTGACTGGCTAGAGAACGCAGACAATCGCAAGAAATTTATTTCTTATATGCAAAGTAAAGGAATCAAGGTATTGGACGAATATTCTAATCCATCGACAAACTCTACGGGTGGGCACCTTGATTTGGACTTTACGGACTATAAAGGCGGCACAGTAGCACACAAACATATAAGCCTAGACGGGCAAGACCGCATTATGAAGCAGTACCGCATTATTAAGGCAGACCATGACAGAATAGAAACTTATAAGAAAAACAAACTTTTTGAAGGAATAAAGAATGAGATATTTGCTATGTTTAATAACGGTACAAGCTACAGTGAAGCTATGACGTGGGCTACTAACCAGGCAGGCAGTGACCCCGACAAGTACGTAACATACCGTAATGCGGTGGAGGCGATATACGGACCGCAAGGCAGAAGCGGAAGCAGTGGTGGCGGTGGACGTGAAGCCATAGCTAAACTTGGCAGTGACGGCAAAGAAGCAGTGATTTCTATGCTGGAAGCAGGCAGGTTTAAATCTAAGGCAGAATTTTTAGCTTTTGCAAGAAGCCACGGAGCAACTAATTCAGATATGAATTCATTGGATAAGTCTTATGATAATTGGTTGAGTGGCGCAGGCGAATATGCTTATGATTGGGACGGGCTTTGCAAGTATGTAATGGGTACTTCTTCTAACGATAAAGTAAAACAAGGGCTAAAGATATACGGCAAACAGTGGGTACGAACGTACCGCGCCGAACACAACGGCATGAACCCGGATGAATCAGTATTAGTTGATGCCATGAAGCAGGCTATCACCACACGGACTTTTGGTTCTTATGTAACAAAGCCGGGCTTCTTGTGGGATAGCACAAAGACTTTTAGCGGCAGTGATGCACTGTTAGCAAAAGCGGGCATAGCCAGAGCTGAAAAAATTGCTGACGATTGGTATCACGTAACATACTTTGACGGCAGCGACGGCAATGTCAACGGTGGCTATCTTGATGAGGTTATGAATGGAGATTATTAAATGAGCTGGGAAGATAACGAAAAAGAATTTCAAAGACTGCGAAACGAAAAACAGGATTGGTATAATGGCGGTTATGCGACCGGTGCAGACAGCAATTTAACTCCTGCTGAAACTTTAGGCTATTATGACCTGCAAAAAATGAGCGACGATGAATATAATAAGTTTTCGCAGGCAGTAAAGAGTAATAGCTCACCGACGATTGATACTAGCAGTATTATCAACGACGATAAGCCGGGCATAGGCACTGCCGTAATGAACGGTCTTAAAGGTTCGGTGCGTGGCTTATTCGGTGCCGCTAAAGCGGCCGTTGACGCTAATATTGAAGCTCATAAGGGTGACAAGAATGTTGTCAAAGAGTATGACCAATCAGAGAACATCAGCAAGGCTTTAGGCTATGTTACCGACGAGATTTTAAAGCGCGAAGAAGTTAAGGCTGATACGGCGGCTGGGCAACTTGGTTATGATTTGGCTGAAAACGGTATTCAGCTTTTAGTGCAACTTGCGCTGACTAAAGGTGTAGGCGCTGCCGGTGCAACTGCAAAAACTGTACACGCTATCAGTATGCTTTACAATGGCGCCAACATCAGCGGCGAACAATACCTGCGACTTCGCAAAGAGGGCGTAAGCGCAACCAGAGCAGCGGAGGCTGGCTTGATGAATGCAATCCCGCAGGCGGTATTAGAAGAACTGCCGCTTGGCAGGCTGCTTAAAAAGATGCCTGCCGGTAGCGGACTGAAAACTAAGATATGGGAAGTTACCAAACGTGGCCTTGAAGAAGGTGTTACCGAAGCATTACAGGAATTCCCGGAGCAAGCTACGGACTTATGGGCAAAGAACCCCGGCGCAAGCACTGCCAAACTTGCAGAGAAGTGGGGCGAGAACTGGCAGCAGAACTTGAAGGAAGCAGGATATAGCGGCCTTATCGGTGCTATTCTTGGCGGCAGTGTTAGCGGCGTAAGCGTTGCCGTTGACAGTGCTGTTGAGCACGTCGCTTTGAAAGCCAACGAAGAACGCAAGGCAAAGTTAGTAGCAGATGCTGAAATAATCAGAGAAACAGGCATTAACCCGGAGCGTGCGGCGGCTGAAATTGAAGCGAACAATCCTAACTTTGAGGACGATACTGTTACTGTATCAGCGCAGGACTTGGAAGGCTACAAGCAGACCAGCAGTAACAACAAACTTTTTGAGGAATTAGGAATTACCGAAGAAGAAGTCGGAACGGCTGCGGAGCTTGGGCAGGATATAGACATTAGCCGCGGCAAGTTTACGGCGGCAATGGCTAAAGATAATGCGCTGTTTGAAGCTACGAAAGACAATATGTATTTTGACAGCAACGGCGAATTGTCGGACGGCGGCGCAAAGACACGTAAAGAACTTCGAGAAGGCTATAACTTAACCAGGCAGGCAAGCACGGAGCTTGACACAGAACTTGACGCTATTGTCGATAGTGCGACTAAAGCAGGCATGAACAAATCTCATGCAGGTAATTTGCGTTTAGTATTGGAGAGCCGCGCACTTATTGCAGACCCCGAAAATCCTGCTGCGTGGCTACAAAAGAATAAGCTGCGCTTTGAAGATGGCGGCAAAGCTAAACAAAAGAATGGCTGGTTTAGCAAGGGAGGAGTGCTTAAAAAAGAGCAATTCTATACTACTAATATTACCGGAAATGAGATGGGACACTATTCAGATTTGAAGAGCTTGCAGAAAAAGGCTTTTGCATGGTATAGGGACAACTTGCAAGGCACGAGCGTTCATAATGGTGTATTGGGTGATATTAGAATAGATAAAGGGTATCAAGAAAATAATATTAAATTTGGCACAAGTGGCAGAAAGAAAATGGAACACACTTCCGCTAAAAAAGAAAAACTTTTTGCATTGCGCTATTTACGTGAAATTATGGAGAATGGTAATTTCGTTACAGAATCTGCGCCGCAAAAAGAAAAACATTCAGACGAGAATTTTTATTATATTCATTCTGCGCTGAATGTTAATGGTGAAAAACGTTATGTAGTTGTTACAGTAAGAGAACATAATGATAAATCATTATCATATTATAATCATAATGTTTTTAACGAAAGTGAGTATAAAAAAATAGAGGACGCGTTCAAGCCCTCGGGTTCCGAGCAATTCAAGGCTCAGCCCAGTATCTCAAACAAAACGCCCTCTTTTGCTGATAGTGTATCACAAAAAGCAGATAATTACAAGCAACAAAAAATTGTCAATGGTACACTGAAAGATAAAGGCATGATTTCCCCAATGGATGATGGTACTTATGTTATCACGCTTTTTAAGGGCGCAGATGCAAGTACAGTTATCCACGAAGCAGGACACTACTTTGTGGAAACCATGATTAACGAAGCATTGGCAGACCCCAGCAACACAAGACTAAACGCTGATGCGAAAAAGCTCATGGAGTATGCAGGCATTGACGCTGACACATGGGCAAGCGGTGACGTTGAAGCAAAGAGAGCCGGGCATGAAAAGCTGGCAGAAGCATTTGAAACCTACATCATGGAAGGCAAAGCGCCTAGCGTCGGACTGCGTGGAGCGTTCCAGAGATTTGCTAATTGGTTATCAGCTATTTATAGCAAGATAGCAAGAAGTGAAAATGCGGCAGAATTAACGCCGGAAGTGCGGCAGGTATTCGACAGAATGTTGGCGTGCCGTGAAGAAATTGAAGTTATGGCACGCATGGAAGGTATATTTGGCGGCTTGCCGGAAAATATAACATCCAAGTTATCAGACCAAAACAAAAAGGCCTTGCAGGATAAAATCTTGAAGGCTAAAGACAAGGCCGTGGATATTCTGACAAGGCGAGCAATGGCTGATTTCAGTGCAAAGCGCAGAGCTGAAAAGGCTGCTTTCATCGAAGAAATACGGCCGCAGATTGAAGACGCGGTGGCGTGGGAACTTGTCAATCGTGCAAGACACCAGGTAGGTTATGAGTTTGGTAAGGAAGTTAAGGTTGTTGATTCGCACTTTATAGACGATGAGCACGGCATGGCTCATGCTAATAATTCGGATACTCCATGGCGCAAAACAAAGCTTGCCAATCCTGCAATTATAGCAAGAAAGTACAGGCACGTTTTAGGAAGCATACTGCCAAACTATAATGATATGCTGAACGATACCAATGCCAGCATTGACGATATACTCAATCCGATAGTTGAATATCTGCAAGCAGAAGTCGACACATACGGCACACTTTCTAAAGAGCGTGTTGCAAATGCTGAAGATATGCTGGTTGCAATGTTCAGCAAGGCAAGGCAGAAAACTGTTACCAATCCTACATTCGTTGTTGATGAGCACGGCATGGCTCATGCTAACTTTAGGCAGAAAATCAACGAATGGGAAACAATCGAAGCTAATCCGCGTAGGCTTGCAAGAAAATATATTTATGGCAATGAACGCATAAACTATAACGAATTATTAAAAGACACAAACAGAGCTATTGATGATATTTTAAATCCTATTGCTGACAGAATAGAAAGCGAGCTTGCGGAATATCAAGATACAGTCAAGAGTGAGCGTGCGTTTTTCATCAATGGTAAGTGGGGCTACTTTGCCGCAACCAATAGAACAGAAGGCAAGTATGCAAATGACTTTGCAGGCATACCGGACCAAAGCGCAGTCTTGGTTGATTTTGGTGAGATAGGCAAGGACGGAAAACGTCATTGGACTAAGCGAGCTTTAGAGCAAGCGGATATTGAAGGCCTTGTATTCCATGAAGCAGGTGACAGTATTCGTAATGTCAACTGGGTATCAAGATACGTTCATGACTACGGCGGCAGCGTAAGCGACTTGACCAGTAAAAAAGGACGCAGAAGAATTGCTGAAAAGATTGCAAGAGGCGAAGATATAGCGGATTACTACGATTTGCGTAGCACCGGTTTAGATTATGGCGACGCTGAAATTAAGGCAGACTTTAAGCATATTGTAGATGAGCTAGACAGACTGCAAGCCTTGAAACATAGACTTGAAACAGACCCCGAAGGTGTCGACCTGGTAAAAGAAAGTAAGCGCAACCAATTATCGCAGGAGCAAAAAGAACTCTTTGACCAGATAGCAGAGGAAAACGGTTATGCCAGCGGTTACGAAATGGCAAGGGAGATTGTCGAAGGTTACACCGTCAATGAGAATGAAGGCAGCGACGTACAGGACAACTGGGCAAGGAACTATATTCGTAACGGCGGTGACAGAGCAAAACTTAAAAGCGAAGAAGGCTTGAAAGAGATTGCCGAAACTTTGGTAGATGGCGAACAGCTTACAGAGCTTAACGAGCTTAAAGCCTTGAAGCATGAGCTTGAAACTAATCCGGATAAAGTCGACCTTGTGGAGATGAGCAAAAAGCGTGCCTTGTCTAACGAGCAGAGAGAACTGTTTGACTGGGTGGCTGACAGTTTAGGCTATGACAGCGGCGATGCTATGGCGCAGGATATTTTGACTTCGCCGAGCGAAAGAGCTATGGTACGTCAAGAGATTGACAAGGCTGTGAACCGCAGATTCCCCGACTTCATGCAGGAGCGTGAACAGGCAAGAGAGGCGGCAAGGGAAGCACTCTACAATGACGAAAGCGGCGAAGTGGTTGCACTTGAACAACAGCTTATTGATGAGGCACTCAACGAAATAAGCGACAAGGATATTAAGCAAAAAGAGCGTGAGAATATTGCTAAAGTGCGGAAGCAGAACGCAGACAATTTTGCTAAACGCTATATTCAGACTTTGCCAGCAGGCGAAGTTATGAAGCCGAGAAGATTTGCTATGGCAGAACGCAGAGCGGCGGCTAATGCAAACAAGGCTGCGAAAGCTGGCCTTTTGGAAGAAGCGGCTATGTATAAGCAACAGCAGATGATTAATCACGCTTTGTATCGTGAAGCAGTCAAGGCCAAACATCAGATTGAAAGCGCAAGAAAGTACGTCAGAAAGCAGATGCACAGCAAGAAAGAAGTGTGGGGAACAGAGCAGCACTTCTTCCAAATGTGCGCATTGCTGGAGCGTATGGGCTATCACCGCAAGGACTTTAACACCAACGGCAGAGAAGTGCAGCCGCTTAGCGATTACATTGCAGAGATGCAGGCAAAGTACGGTGACGAAATTATTTCTATGCCGGAGTTTGTTCTGAACCCGAACAATGATTTGACCAATGCGCCGCAGCTTAGCCTTGCGAACTATATGGACGTTATCAACGCACTGAAAAACATTCGTGCTATTGCAAAGCAAGATACGAAGATGAATAAGATTGCTGCCGATGAAGCATTTGAAAAGGTTAAGGCTGATACGATAGCGCACCTGCAAGAATTGCCGGTAGAGTACGAGGCGGAGATTGGCAGCGACAGTAAAAAGAGCCTGCGTAAGCGAATTATTGACTGGCCTAAAAATATCATAGCTACACTGCGTAACGCTGATAACTTCTTCTTGATGATGGATAATTGGACGGAAGGTTATTTTACTAGGGAGTTTTACAACAAAATCAACCATTGCGCAGATATGGAAAGCACGATGCTTGAAGGTTATCAGAACGAGCTTATAGATGCTTTGCAGAAATGGGAACCGGACAAGAAAACAGGCATTGCGCATGATACAAGAATTTACTACAAAGAGCTTGGCGGTAGCGCAGATAAGCATGCTTTGATTGCTATGCTGTGCAATCTGGGCAGCGACAGCAACGCCGCAAGGCTGTGTTCGCAAAAACCGGTAGGCGTAAAGAATTCTGATATATGGGTGGAAGAATCGGAGCTTATAGGCAGAGAAGAAGCGATGCTGCAAACCAAACAAAACCTTATAGAGTTTTTGTGCAAGCATCTGACTAAAGCAGATATTGCCTATGCGCAGGCACGTATCAATGCAGCAAGTAAATTCTGGCCTATGCTGGCAGAAGTCAACCGCAGAACAAAAGGCTTTGAGCCGCCGAAGATTGAAGCGTCGCCGTTGGTGATGAAGCTTGCAAGCGGCGAAAGCGTGGTATTTGACGGTGGCTACTTCCCATTGGAACGTGATATGCGAACCGGCAGTATGCCTGGTAAATTCGACAGAATCGACAGTACCGAAGAAGGTAGCAGACCACCGCAGCGGACTTTAGCTACTAACAGTGGTTCCAGCAAGTCGCGTACCGGCGGCAAGTATCCCGTCGACTTATCGCGCGGCAGCGAGGTTACGGCGGTGAAAAGCACTATTCATGATATTTGTTATCGCGAAACAATGCTTGATTTCAGAAAGATACTGAACGATGAGGATATTTACCGCAACATGGTTGAGCGTTTAGGCGATACCAACGTAAGACTTTTAAGAGAGTTTTTGCAGGCTTGCGCTAATCCATATGGCAATAAGACAGCGTATATGGCCGAAAAGACATTTACGAAGATTGCCGACGCTTTGCGTAATGTTGCAACAAATGCGGCTATTATGTTTAATTTTAAAACGATAATGCAGAACACTACTAACATATTTCTTTACGGCAATAGCACAAAAGGCTTTACTCATGCCGACGCTTTCAGAGCCTTACTTCGCAGTTTTACAAGCGAAGGCAGAGCAGAAGTAGACGCTATTTGTGCCAAAAGCGCATTTATGCGTGAGCGTTCGCAAGTGCCAGACATTACGTTAAGGGATATTCAGAACCGTTCTGACCTTAACCCGATTGAAAAAAGGACGCTGAGATATGGTGCAATGCTGTTAGGTTACACTGATATGATGACTGCAAAACCAGTATTTGCAGAAGCATACATGAAGAAAATCAACGAAGGCAAAACAGAGCAGGAAGCACTAGACTTTGCGAACACTGTTATTCGCCGCACGTTAGGCAGCAGCCGTATTCATGATGTATCAAGTATGCAACGAAATAGCGGCTTATTCAGATTGTTTACGATGTTCCAGGGATTTTTCTGAAATC